TCTCTGCTGCTAATATCATCAATGCCAGTGGTTTCTAAATTTATAAGGCTGTCGTAAGCCGCATTTTTTTGGTCAGTTGTTGAAGCCATGTTTGCAATGAAAGCGTAAATCATCTTTCGAGATTTAAGATCGGCTCGTTGTGCGTCATTTAAATTATTTATGTTAGCGGCTTGCATCCCTATGGCTGTGGCTTGAGAAAGGGACGGATTTTGCATAAACGTCCTACCCAGTGTTTCGAGGTCGGTTTGTACTGTTTTAGAAGTTAAAGAGAGTGCGTCAGCTTGTGCTGCTGCATCTTCAACCGCAGCTTTTTGTTCAGGATTAGTGACTGCTGCGGAGATTGGAGCAGCATCTTCTAAACCAAAGTCAGATTTATGTTGTTGAATCTCTGCTTTAAGTGCGTTCACTATCCCTTCGTTGTTTTGGTTCCGTGCGTCCGTAACAACACCGCGATACCTTGCGGGAACGTCACGTGGAACATCACCGTCTGGTCCTGATCGCGGAGCACCGCCCGACTGTGCTGATTCAAGTCGTTTTTCTAATTCTTCCAGTTTTTGGGCTGGGTAGGCTTCTAAGTTTTCTCTAGCTTTATCTAGTCGCCTTTGTTTTATTGCTGCTATCTCAGAATTTGGAGCGTCGGTTTGTGAAGCATTTAAGTTGCGCTCATAAGCGCCTAATAAATTATCAAGTTTTCTGTCATTTATATCCCCTTGCCTTTGCTTGAGGGTATCGATAACACTTGATCCTGATTGCACCGACGGAGGTGCTTCGGAAACAGAAGGTGCTTCAGACGTAGTTGAGACACCTGTAAGTGCATCAATCTCGGCATCACTTCCCGGCATACCAGTAAGATCACTTGCGATATCTTGAGTAAGATTACGGTCATCTTGAATACCTGCGATTGTTGCATAAGCATTTCTGCCTAACTCATTACCCTCTTGAGTACCAGTATTTATAGCTTCCGCTGCGGCATTTGCGGCTATTTGTAGATAGGGATTTTCATTTTCGACTAGCTTTCTTGCAGCGGCAAGACCTGGGTAATTTTCTGCCAACTTGCCATCTTGCAAGAGAGTTGTTTTAAAATACAATTCAGCGCCTTTCGCAATATCTTCCGCGCTAGAAAAAGTCGCTACTTTTGAATCTGGAAAACTTGTGCCATCTTCAGTAAGAACGCCCCTGCCAGCAGAGCCGTTTTCCCAATTATAGTCTCCACCAAAAGCGTAACCATTCGGCACTTTATCTAATGAATCTATCGTAAAACCTTCAGGAGTTGATATCCCCCCTAATGTGTTTTGCATCATATTGACAGCAACGCTTTTTGCTAAAGCGTGGTTTGGGGCGTTTACATCTTCGATATCTTGCCTAAACCTATCTCTATCAAAGGCGTTCGTCTCAATATTGTAATAGTCACCATTAACGAGGCTGTTAAAAAGACCATCATTACTTCGACCACGTTGCTCGATTTCAAACTGTTCAGCTAATCTGCCTTCTTGTTGTTGTTGAAGCCCCAATTGTTGGCGGCTCACATCAAGGCGTTCTCGCTGTAGCTGATTAGCCTGACGTTGTTGATTCGCTATTTGTTGTGTACGAAATGTACTTAAAAGTGCATCTGCGAGTGCCATAATAGTTCCCTGCTAAAATGCTACGGACATGAGAGCAAGACTACCCAGACCGCCTAGTGTGCTGTAGGTGTTCATTTTGGATTGTGCTTTAGCTCTGTCATAAGCCATTCGTCTGTCAATTTGATTCCCTGCTGCACTAGCCATCTGGCTTTGAGAGGCTCTATTTACACCTTGTCCGATATTGATTAGGTCAGCCAGGGTTGATTTGTTTAGCTCACGCTGTGCTATCTGTGCATCAGACACACCTTGAATACCACTTAAAGTAGTACCCAGTTGAATATTGCGTTGTTGTGCTAATCGTTGTGCGGGAGTCAGACCTACGCCATAGCGTTGAGCGTTTCTGCTTGCAATGCCTTGTGTAAGCCCTTGAGCAATTTTTGCATCTTCTCTTGCTTGGTCAACAAGGGAAGTATCAGTCGTTGCTTTAGCAATTAAGTCATCTTCAAACTTACTGTAGTCTTTGACGTACCGCAGATAATCATCACGAGTCATATCCGCAAAAGTTTTTTCAGGATCGTCTACAGTAGGTAACGTCCCGCTAGTTTTTGCTTTGCTAATTGCTGTATCGTATTTATCGTATAAATTAGCCATGTTACTGCCCACCAAACGTATACTTAAACCTATCTCTTAGCCCTGTTACTTTTTTGCCATCTGCGCCTACAGGTGTAAAAAATGTAGCGTTATCACCTGAACCTAAATTCCCTAACCCTTGTCCAATCGCTGTACCTGCAATCTGACCTGCGGCATCGTACTTACTTTGCGCTACTGCCTGTCTGTTTGCTGCTCTGGCTAGTCCTTCTGAAGTCTGCATCCGGGCAAGCTGTGACATACCACTTTGTGCGTCAGCCGCTTGTCCTAAACGTGTGCCTAAAACATTCGTCTGATCTCTTGCCTGTATAGCTTTGCCTGTTGCCGTTGCTTGCCCTAGTTGTGAAGTCAGTCCACCTGCCAACGCTCCAGCACTACCCACATCGGTAGCCCGTCTTAGCGTAGGTTGAGCAGTTAATGTTTGCATCGTGTCTGCATTAGCTCGACCTCTTGCGATACGGGTTGGATCGTCCGACAACGACTGATCGCGCATCTTCAACAACAACGGATCATATTTCTTTTTGAAATTGTCGTACTGCGCTTTAGCTACCGCTGCGCTAGTCTTTTCCATCTCAGATGGTTTGTAATCGCTACTCTTTGGTTTTGAACTCATACATCCCTCGAATAAACAACTGTATCTATAGCCCAACCACTACCAGTTAAATAAGTTCCGACTGTCTCGACGTTCGATCTAATTTCTAACTTGGTATACCCATGTTCTTTCGCAAGCTCTGTAAAAAAATCAGTATGTACAATACCGACTTTTCCACCTTTTCTTTTTGCCCAAGCTATCCAAATCAATAAAGTCTTATCATTGGTAAACTCGTCCACCTCCGTCGTAGTAACTGCAAAGCCTTCTTCAGTAGTCCAAAGAACAGCTTGCCCACCGACACATGCGGCATAAACATCTTCCGGTCTGTAGGTAAGATGCTTGTTAGCCTCCAAAATCTTATCAACACCAGTTTTAACCCACGACCATTCTTCACGAATGTCAGCTACTTTAGGTGTATTAATACTTTTCCCACGTTGCTCGTCTTCTTCTATACGGAGTGGTGTAATATCCGCCATACTTTACTTTCCTCGCCACTGGGCTATCTGCAAATCTTGCTTTTCTGTCTGCGAAACTAAGTCCTTCTTGCCAAAGCTGTGCGTAAACTTCAGCGCCAGTAAGATCGGACCAGTCTTTGTTTGGTATTCTCAGTAAACGAAATAACGTGCCGTTAACAATCGCGTCACGATAGTCATTCATAATGTCAGCTTCACATGCTGTACTTGTATGCGTAGGTTTTAAAATTGCTCTAACAATCGTGCTGCCTACTTTTGTAACTGATGGAATAGGCACTAACCAAAACTGGCTAGAAGATTGTTTGATGAAATAAGTAGGTGTACCAACATAAGTAGACTCTCGCCATTTTGGTTCTCGCTCTTCTAACAAAGAAGAAGATACTGCTTCGAGGTCGTTCCCGTCGTAAGTAGCCCACAATATCTTGTGGACCACAGTACCCGTAGGCGGCTCAAAATCATACTCATAGGTATTAGCAACAGTATCCACCGGATCAAGTTCTGCCTGATACACTTCGCTTTTTTCACACAACTCAATAACGGTATTGCGAATTGTGTTTTCAATCAGAGTGTCAGTACAGCCAGGAACCATTGGAATGATGTCAGGCAGTAAGTCTTCGTATTTCACTGTTGCCATAGTTAATTACCCATCATTGGATTTAAAGTCGGATCGGGGCGTTCACTATTTGGAGAAGTCAGTATGTCTAACTGCGACTTACCACTTACTGAAGTCATGAACAATTGAAAATGCGAAGCTGCTCGCTGTTGATGCCCTGCAAAATCTGCGTCTTTCATGTACGCCATGTAAACAACGTAATTCATGATTGCAACAGAATAGATGTCTGGTAAACCTATATCATCACTTATGGTAACTGCGGCAGGGTTTGCACTGTAGACAATCTCACAATAAGCATTACCAGCAACACCTGGATAAACATAAAAAGTACGTGGATCACTTTCTTCATAGACATAATGTTTAACCGTCGTACCATGCTTTGATAGACCAGTTGCGGCAGGGTCATGCCAACTAGGTGCTTGTGCATCAAGAACTTCCTTATCAACAATACGGATAGTTCTACCACCATTACCCGCACTGGCTGCACTCATATTACGAATAACACTAAGAAGTCTATTACCCCCCGATGGGATGGACTGCTTAGTACCAGTTGCTAAAGTAACTGTCTCATTCGTAGCACTAGCATCAGGTTTGATAAGAACGATTGCCCGTT